AAAGAAGAGGAATAAATGCTAACTATATTTCAAACTGCTACTGATTATTCCACTAGATTAGAAAGTTATTTGGGCACGGGTGTGGCCCTCACGAGTACTGTCGATATTGGATTCTATAAGCCTATCTCTGATTTCTATATCGAAATAAAAACGCCCCTAGTCGGTGGTACTTTGGCGGTACATTACTATGACGGCACACAATATACAGCGATACCCGTTATTTCAGACGGAACTGTAGGCCTAACTAAATCAGGATTTCTGCAATGGGATCGAGATAGTATTACTCCAGTGGAAGTTTCTTTACACTCCCAAACCTTATACTGGTACAAATTAGTTTTCGATGACGGATTAATTCCGGTCGCTACTGTTACTTTTAATGCTATTAATTTAGTTCTATCTAATGACGATGATTTAAAATCAGAATATCCCAATATTACCGACTATCTCCCCACTAGTACCACCACTTTTATTGGCTTTCACGAGGCGGCCAGAGATCAAATTTTAAGTAAATTAAGAGTGGACGGTAAAATTGTAGGGATTACCCAAGGGGAATCTAAACAGGTTGATCAATGGGATTTATTGCACATTGAAGAATTTAGACGGGCCTCCAAGATGCTAACTCTGGCCAAAATCTTTTATTGGTTGAGTGATGCAGTCAATGATAAGTGGTTTGAGAAGGCCAAGATCTATGACGAATTGTACCGGGAAAGCATGAAACTGGCCTATATGTCTATTGATACCGATGATGATGGGGCAGAAGATGATATAGAACATAATAGTTGGCAACAAGGGACTTTGATAAGGCAATGACAAGTAAAGTAGGACAAATAATTGCGGCCTTTAAAACTGAAATCGCAGCAGTGACCACTGGTTACACGGAATCAAAGTATGTGTACGATTTTACTGCTAACAATAATAAGACATCTAAAAAGATTTATGCCGTCAGACCTGCAGAATCTGCTGATTCTATCGGTGCCAATCGGGAAATTACTCTGGATCAAATTATTGAGGTGCTGTTATCCGACGTCTTTGCCAATAAGGGAGATACGGATGCGGCGTTACAAGCGGTTATTGAGGCAATTAACGTAGATATTGATGCCATTAATGTTCGCTTATTTCAAAGAAGATTGAACCTATCGTGGGTTCTAGTAATATCATCTATAGACATTTCTGCGCCGCTCATCGACAATAATAATAATAATGTGACACTGACCGCCAAATATACGGTCAAATACAAAATGGAGCTCTAGTATGGCATACGTTATCAAAACAGACACCTCAGTTTTTGTTCGAGAAGAAGTAACCGAAGGAACTTATTTAGCTCCTTCCGCAGCATCTGAAGCAGTAGAGGTGCTGGAGGATGGCTATGAGTCAACTTATACTCGAGAAACGATTGCCAACACTGCTTTGACTGGCAGTATCGAGCCGATTGCCACACGAATCGGATTACCCAAGATTGGCGGCACTATCAAAGTTTATAATCGAGCAGCGGTTAAAGGTTCAGTCGGCGGTGCCCCTCCTTCAGATTTATTTTTCAAATCTTTATTGGGTGGAAAGCGACAAATTACAGCGCAAGTGACCACTAAAAACGCTGGCAACACGACGACGTCTCTTAAAATAGAAGATGCTGATATTGCCAAGTTTAAAGTCGGAGACATAATTAAAGTGAATCTGGCCGGGAAGCATGAACTTCGACCGATCTCGGCGGTAGATTCTACCGGTGGAGCAGCGGCCATAACGCTACCTTTTGCTTTAGAAAATAATCCTGGGAATAGCGTAGTAATAGAAAAAGCAACCACTTATTACTATGCCAATACCCCATCTTCACTTTCTATTACTGAGTTTCCGGGCGGCGTCATTCAAAATAAAATTGGTGGTGCTAAGATCGTGTCCGGTGCTTTAGGGAATTGGGAAACTGGGAAGGTTTCTGATTGGTCATTTAAGTATGATGCTTTAAACTATGATCGAATTGTCGACACTCCTGATTATGCTGGTAATTTTTCAACGCTTGCTGCGCCTCCTGTCACTCTAAGTGCATGTGTTTGGATCGGTGGCACTAAGTTTGCCTATAATGCTTTCAATTTAAATATTGAAAATACTGCTCCAGCAATTAAAAGTGCTTGTGCTGCCTCCGGATTACTGGCCCATCGTTATACCGAATTAAAAGTCACAGGCGAAATAAATCCCTATATGGAATCAGACGATGTTGATCGCTACACTCTTTTCAACAATAACACGGCAACTAGTCTTTTTGGTTATGCTTACAATAACGACACTTCGGCAGGCGAATTCAAAGAGGCCACGGCCTTCTGGCTTCCGGCAATAACGATTACCGAAATGCCCATGGGCGATTTAGATAAAGTGTTGACTGATGCTATCAAGTTTTCTGCACAAAAAACAAGCGGGAATGATACCATCTTTTTAGGATTTATTTAATGAATATTTTGAGATTATCCGAAAGAGTTAAATTAAAACTAGGTGAAGTCACAGTTTTAGTTTCTCCCCTATCCTTCGCTAAAAAAAGTGAAATAGCCAAGGAATCGGTAATGAGTGATGGGATTTTAGTTCCCGACTATGCCAAGCAAAGTTTTTTATTGGTTAAACACTCGGTTAAAGATGTAACGGGGTTAACTGATTATGCAGGCAATGAATACAAATTGACTTTTGACGGAGCGGAAGTACTGACTGACGATTGCGCTATAGAATTGGTAGACTGTTTTTCGGGTACCAAACTGGCCGCTGCAATTGGGAAAGTAAGTACCTCTAATTTAAACGTTGAAGGTGTGGAGCTAGATGTAGTCCCAAAGCAATAACGTCCGATTTGGATTATATCTTAGGTGAGCTTACTGCGATAAATGATTTAACCTTTTCGGACGTTGTTGGGATTTATGCCTCCATCAAAATTGCATTTGATAAAAACTATCAGTGCGACAAATGCCGAAAGAGATTTGCTAAATCCTTTAGAAATCAAAGAAAAAGTTGTTCTCTCGGAAAAACGCTCACCCATGAATGGAACGGCCTTAAGTTTTATCGCTGCCTTGGTTCTTTTTTCAACCCTGGCCATTTCATTATTAATGATTTGTACCGGCATTATCGCAATGGCATTTTGCCATTTAGTGGCGGTCTTTTTGATCAACCCAATAAAATCATTGAGGCCTTACATTTGGCCGAAAGTATAGCCGTACAAGAAGAGGAAAAGCAGTGGCAGAAAACGAAGTCAAAGTAGAAATAACAGTCGAGGAAAAACAGGCCATAGCGGCACTGACTAAAATTTCTAAATCTTTAGATGAGTTTGGCAACAAGGCCAAGGCTGGAGTAGGAAAAGCGGATATTGCCATTGCCGCCTTTGCTGCTAATATTGCCTCTGCGGCGGTCACTGGTGGTCTTAAGTTACTGGCCGACGGATTAAACTCTCTAGGAAATAGTGTTGTTAAATTCACTCGAGAGGCCATGACTTCTCAACAAGCAGTTCAGGAATTCAACACTGCTTTGGCCTTAACGGGTAAGTTCACGGAAAAAAATTCTAATTCTTTTACCGAATACGCAGGGGCCCTACAAAAGACAACTAAATATTCTGATGAGGCCATATTGTCGGCCGGTACTTTGATTCAAACTATGGCCAGCTTAGATGAGAATGGTTTGAAACGTGCTACTGCTGCGGCCCTAGATATGTCCTCAGCTTTAGGTATTGATTTAAATACTGCCTCCAGAATAGTTGGAAAATCTTTAGAAGGAAATGTTGAGGCACTATCTCGCTATGGTATCAATATTAAAATAGGTACTACAGTAACTGAGAATTTTAATAATGTATTGGCCGCTTTAGAGGGCAGATTTAGTGGGGCCGCTGCTGCTAATGCTATGACCTTTTCAGGATCCCTGGAAATAATGAAAAATCAGATTTCTGAAGTAGCAGAAGCGTTGGGTGGATTCATTATTAAGAGCCCGGCCCTAATCAATTTCTTTACTGCTACTACTGAAATGGCCCTAAAATTCATTCAAACTTTAAATGATAACCGGGATGCCTTTCAAGCAATAGTAGACCGAGGAATAAATTACTTTATTCAGGGGATCCAGGGAATAATTGGAATTATAAATTTAGGGATGGAAGGCTTTGCTATGTATAAGCAAAGTATTAATTCCATCGAAGAGGCCTATACTAGACTGTCTTATAATATTCTAATTGTTAAAGATACCATATTGGGCAACACCGAGGCCGTGGCCCAGGACATATTGCAACGAAACGCCTTATTAGAAACTCTGGCCGCTGAATCAGCAGAGTTAGAAAAACAAAATTTAGAAAGACAATTATGGTTTGCCAACTTGACGGAAGGCTATACTAACATAAATACTAGTGCCGACGCTGCTGCTCAGAAACATATCCAAAGTAGGAGCAAGCAGAACGTAGAACTTAAAAAGTTATCTGATGCTAACGCTAAAAACGAATCTAATGCTTCTGAAAAAATAAATGAGGCCCGTAAAAAACAGAATGAAACTTATGTAAATGATACTCGTTCAACCTTGTCTTATATTTCCACTCTTCAATCCTCTTCTAATAGTGCCCTCTTTGCTATCGGTAAGGCCTCCGCTCTGGCCACAGCGACTATTGACGGATATGTAGCAGTTCAGAAGGCCTTAACGGCAACTCCCTGGCCGCCAGTTAACTTCGCTCTGGCCGCCTTAGTGGGCGTTGCCACTGCTGCAAATATCGCTAAAATTGCCTCCACTCAACCGCCAAAGTTTGCCATGGGTGGAATAGTTCCTGGTAATTCTTATAGTGGAGATAGTGTTACCGCTATGGTTAACTCTGGAGAAATGGTGCTTACAAGGGGCCAGCAAAATAAGTTATTTAATCAGATCTCTGGCACCGAAGAAAGCGGAGTTGTGGGGGCCATACAAGCATTAGGTGACAGAATCGCCGGAATGAATATTATTGTTCAAGCAAACTCAAGGGAGATAGCTAGGCTAGTACGAGATGAACGTGCTGCTGGCTTTGCAATCTAATGGCCGTAAAATACTATGGGTTAAATCAAGTTCACGCCGCTACTATAACCGCTTCTACTGAATCGGCGCAATTCCCTCTCACTAATCTACAAGATGATAGGCGCACTAAAGTTTATCGCTCCACTTCTAATTCGGATACCATGGTTATTGACTTTGGTCAGGCGGTAGATATTGATGCTTTTTGTATTGTGGATAACCCCATGCTGGGTTTTGCTTTATCCACTTTGACTGTAGAATTAAACGCTACAAACTCATGGGGATCCCCGGCCGTATCTCAAGCTATAACCTTAGATCAAACCTATGGTTGGGGTGCCTATGAATGGGCAACTACTCAAAATTATCGCTTTGCCCGTTTAGTTATGACTTCTACTACAGGATATTGTGAAATTTCTAAGATTTATTTAGGCCCTAAAAGTGCCCCTGGTGCTTTAGATTTTACTTATCCTTTAACTTTTGAACAAAAAACAAATTGTACCATCAGTGAAAATAGATACGGCCAGAAATTTGTAGATGACATAAATACTCAAAAAATTGTTGGTGGGGAAATCCAACATCTCTATAAAGATGAGTTAGATTCTTTGCTGGAATTGTTTGATTATACCAGTACCACTAGGCCTATGTTTATCACTTTTGACGCCACCGCCATGTTTGAAACAAATAACAACCGCATCAATGGATATTATTACCTAAATAAATCTCCTCAATATTCTTATCAAACGGGCAATATGTGGAGCTTGAAGCTAACCTTTGAAGAGGGAACTTGAGTACACTTTTAGTAGAACCACTAGAAACTGATTTGACGCAAGACTTTACAGTTTCTCGGGATACCCGTTTGAATATTGATTGTATTAAGGTAAAACTATATGTGTGCGGTATGCCAGCAGGTAACTTCAGTTTGAGTTTGTTAACTGGTTCCACCGTTTTAAAGTCAACTTCCTTTGCTTGTACTGATTTACAAACCTTTATGGATACCGCACACTCTTATTTTTATGTCCTTTATCCCGTTCTTTTTACTGGATTGACCACCTTAGAAAATGGCACTTATCATCTGAAATTATCAGCAGTCAGTGGTTATACTCCAACCAAAGTTTCTTATTTGGGGTGGATAAAAGAAAGTGAAAATTATTTTGGTGAAAATCCTCCAGCTTCCATGGCAGACTATCCCTATATTTTTAGAATTATAGAATTCAAACCAAGAGGCAACTAATATGGCGTTAAAAACAATCGACTTTGCCGACGGATACACTAGTGCCACACTTCCCTCAGCATTACTTATGGATTACACGATGGCAGTTAAGTCTGCAGATTACACCCTTGCCGCAACTGATCAAGTCATTGTTGATGATACAGGTGTAACCCTAACCCTGCCTACCGCAGTGGGAATAGAGGGTAAGTGGTATTTAGTTAAAAATATTTCAGCAGGCACCACCACAATATTGCCGAATGGGGCAGAGACAATTGACGGAGATTCTTCTGCCACGTTGACGCAGCAATACACGTCCTTATATTTGGTTTCGGATAACGCTAATTGGCAAGTTTTGGGGAGTTATTAAATGAAATTATTTTTACTCTTATCAATCTTTATTCTGACTCAAAGCTTTGCTGCTGTAAAAACTAGGCATGATTTGAAAGTTGCCGGGCCGTTATCATTAAGTAATGGCACCGGAAGGCTACAAACTGGCGATGCCACAATAACTTTGAACCAATATGACCTAACTACTAGCACTTCAGGATTGAATATTGTAGGAACGGGCACTCTTTTAAAGGCCTCTACTATCAATATTGATACGGCCTCTAGCACCCAACAAGGCCTACTAAGTGCTGTCGATTGGTCAACTTTTAATGACAAATCTGCATCTGTTCACGCTACTAGACATTATAACGCTAACGCTGATCCCGTAAATGCTCAGGCCTTCCATGGTTTTGTTAACCGTACCGATTCAACAATCAGTTTTAATAATAGCAATCGCACCCTCACGTTATCTGGTACTTTCGTATATTATTTTCAAGGAAATAAAATAACTGTTTCCAGTTCTCCCAATGTCCAAATAGATAATACTAATGGATTGTGGTTTATTTATTTCAATTCGGCGGGCACCTTGACTGCCAATCAAAACTTTCCGGCCTTTGATACCACCGTCATTGCGGCGACTGTTTTCTGGAATGGCACTATGGGATTGATAAATGATGAACGTCACGGTTACATTAGAAATTTGGCCTGGCATGAGTGGGCGCATGACACTATTGGCACCCGCTACGGTTCGGGATTAGATTTGACCACTAATGGAGTGGGGGCCGCCGCTACTTTTACTCTTACCACGGGCACTATTTTTGATGAGGATCTGGAATTTAGCACCAATGTTGCCGCCACACAGACTGCCCGTTTCTATCAAACCGGGGCAACAACTTACACTGCTACAGCGTCTTTAACCTCTATTCCTTTTTTCTGGAATCCAACCACTTCAAGAGTTCAATACGTCAACGCCGCTGCTCCTTACGCTCTGGCCGATGTAACCAATACTAGATTCATTAATAGTTGGGTTTATGCTACCACGGGCCTAAGCACTCCTGTTTACATGATCGCAGAAACATTAAGTAGCGCAACTGGTGGTTATACTACCGCTGCTAATGCTCGGGCCGTAAGTCCACCAGCTTTAACTAATTCAGGATTACAACCAGAATTGAAATTACTTTATCGTCTAGTTATTAAAGGCGACGGCACTATTCAGACACCAGTAGCAGCGGATGATTATCGTAATTCTCAACCTTTGCCTTCAGGCGGGACTGCTGCCACCAATGCCTCGGCCGTTTCTTTCGCTCCTTATGGGGATATATCTAGTGTCACAGTACAATCTGCAATCCAAGAACTAGACGATGAGAAGTTGAAAATAAATAGCACTCTCTTACCTGTTCCTTCGGCCCTAGATATTGGAAAAACTTTAATTGTCACCTCTACTGATACCGCCACATGGCAAACTGCCGCTGGAGGTACTTCGGCAACGTCTACTTATTTAAGCTATGTCGGCGCTCGGCAATCATTCAATGCTTCTACGACGACCACTGTGGGTATAAATACTTTTGTGGGTAACACGCTTAGTATAACTTTGGCCGCCAATGTTTTCACTCTCCCTGCTGGAAGATGGCTCATTGAGTGGTGGCAGCCAATGGCGGGAAATTCAGGATCGGCCCTAATTACTACGGCGCTAACCGAAGATTCTGGTAGTACTGCCGTTGCGGGCGGGACTTCAGTGTCATCCACTGGTGGCTCGGTTAGTGTGATTTCCCAAGGTGCTTATTTTGTTACTTTAGCGGCCCCCAAAGCGTATAGGATTGATTCTTATGAACAGGCCGGGCAAAGCGGATATTTAGGGCGAACAACCTCTGGAACAGAAACAGGGCTGCTGGTAAGGCTAACCAAGTACTAGGAGAAAATATGAAATGGTTTAAAAAGTTATTGTGTTTTATTTTCGGCCATGCGTGGGGAAAGGAATACTGCGAAGAAGAATGCTCCCCATGTTCAAGTCCTATGACTGTTTGTTACCATGACTGTAAACGCTGTGGGCTGAAAAAAAAGGTCTAATATGAAATCTTTTTTACTGTTTTTATTTTTTATCATTTCTCTTTCCGCTTATCCCGATGCTCGCACTGATGATTTGCAGAATCGGTGGAACGCTATTTATGCCCAGGATCCGGGGATGCCCTGTTATTTTAGGGCCTATCCTGGTGCCGGGCCTAACGCCGCTGCCTTCTTTATCGACAAGATTTTAAATGGTACTCCTGCCAACGCCGAAACCCGCATGGCCAAGATTGAGGCCGAATGGGCGCTGATCCTCCAGGAGCGTGCTGCCGCTGAGGCCGCTGAGGCCGCCGCCAAGTTAGAGCGTCAAGAAATTAAAACCTATATTCAAACCATTAATGATTCTGATCTGCCAGCATGGCATAAAAAGATTTTGAAAGTTTTGATTCGAGAAATGCGAGACTAGATGACCACTTATGCACAATTCGCTGCCCTAACACACTCTGAAAAGGTTATTCTGGCCACTATCGAGGCACGAAAAAAGCATAAGATTTTCACTCTCCACGCTGGAGCGGTTTACAAAAAAACAGTAGATTACTTTGTTTCGGGAGTATTCCAAGAAACTACAGCACTGGCCGCTGGAGCTAATCCCACGTTATCCGCCGGCCAGTATTATTTCGATATAGCTACTAAAATTCTTTATGTTCGCATGAGTGACAGTACGGATCCAAAAACTAAAAATGTCATTGTCACTTACAGATTTTTCTTTTCTAATCGCCCTTCTATTCTCCCTTATGACCTAAATACTGGAGCAGATATAGAATGGGAAGGAAGGCTTAAAGATATTGGCACCCTCAATCTCGAATTGGATTATGACAACACTGGTGTGGCAGTGGAATCTAGTTCTTCAATTAAAATTGAAAATACCGATGATTATATGGCAGACATCTTTGACACTTTGATATGGGAGAATCAAAGGGTAAACTTTTGGTCATGGTCGCCCAGTATCGCTGTTACGGAAGCAAAAAAAATATTCTCTGGGATAATATCTGAAAAGGCCTTCACAGAGAAAGAAGTGACCTTCAACCTCAAAGATGACCTATACAAACTACGCTCCCCAGTCTCTTATGAAATCTTTGCTGCTACCGATGGTGATGTCGATGAGGATACGATAGGGAAATCTAAACCAATTATAATTGGCAAAGTGGATAAACTTAGATGTATCGGAGCAGATAAAAATTTAGACGGCTACACCTTGACCGGAACCGTAAGTGGTTCAGCAGATAAAAATCTTTTAAGCGGTCTATTATCAGCTACGGGTACAGCGGTCACGGGTGTCAATACTTTATTTTTAACTGAAGTCTCAGCAGGAAATAAAATTAGATTTTATGTCGGATCATTTGAATATAACTATGAAGTAGATACCGTTAACAGTGATACTAGCATCACTTTGACGGGAGCAGTTTCGCCGGCCTTTTCTAATACTCAGGCCAGAAATATGGACGTGTTGAATAATGCGGTCATAGGATACGGCACCTCTTTCATTACCGAAGTTTCCCCCGATGACTATTTAATTGTTGATGATTATGAATATAAAGTTTTATCGGTTAATTCTAACACCTCTATAACTTTAGATGACGAGATTGAAGTAAACTTTTCTCCTCGATCTATAAAAAATAGACCAGATCGCCCCTGGTACAATAAAAACAGAGAATGGGTAATTGCGGGACATAAATTAAGGGAATATTCCACCACTGTAACTGCTGTTATTGACACCACCACCTACACCGTGGCGGCCGTAGGAGAGTTAGAGGCGGGTGATGCAGTCATTATCAATAGCGTTCAGTATAGTATTGAAAGAGTCAGTGATTCCAATATCGTCTTAAATCAGGCCCCCACAAGTGCCATTATTGTTACCGATACCATAACTAAAATTCCAGTTTTTGCTGTCTGGTACGGCCCTAAGCAACTTTATTTCAATCGAGATTACACCTTAACCAATACCGCCACCGATGCTAGAATTGTTCTCACCGCTACCGCCGAAAAAAATATCACTCAATCGAACACTCTAATCAATACCTACGTTTTTACTAATGGCACCAATACTGTAACGTGTAGCGACAATACAGTTGATCTAACGGAAATTTTCACTCCTCGAGATATTTTAAAACCCAAAACTGTGACCATTACCGCCTGGAATGAGATTTTATCAGTAACCGCGACCACTATAACGCTCAGGGCAAACTATGCTGACGCAACATATACAGGAGTAACTGAATATAAATCTCCTGCCTATGTTGCCGATGATGGGATTATTTGCGTTGACTGCTTGGGATTAGAATACGCTTCTACGTGGATTAAAACCCCTTCTGACGCTGTAAAATACATTATCGCTGATGTTGGTATTACTGACATCAATACCACCGCTTTTACGGCCTCTAAAGAGGATTGCCCTTATACCTTGTCACTCATCTTTGAATCAGCAGAAGAAATGCCTGACGCTCGTACCATGATAGAGGAAGTAAATAAGACGTGTTTTGGCTCATTGTATCTAAATTCTGATTTTGAGTTTTGTTTTAATGTGATCAATTCAGATAAAGATGTGACCTTTGAAGAATTGACCGATGACGATGTATTGAGTTTTTCTGCGCAGACAAGAAATAACATCTTTAATGTGATCAATTTAGAATACGGCCCAACAACTAACCTGACCAGTGGTGAAGGTTATTACAAAAAAATAACGGTCAATTCTGATTTTGTTAACCAATTATCTAAAATAACCAAAGAGTTTAACGTCACTGTAGGCCTCTATTCTCTGGCCGATGCCACACTGCTGGCCTATCGGTATATTCTTTTTAGATCCATGATCCAAACGGTGGTGAGTGTAAAATCTAAACTCAATCTGGCCCTCAAGAGCATCAATGACCGCATGTATTTAAAATTAGAGCGTTTGTTTAAACGCTTTGCCTCCGCTTACCGATACAAAATTGGAATAATCAACAAAATCACTAAAGATGATTTCGGTGTTGATGTTCAGTTTAATGACATGAGTAACATCTATACTCGGGTAATGTGTATCGCCCCCGACACTACACCGGACTTTTCTAGCACCAGTTTAGAGGCAGACGTTGTAAAATTCGGCTATATCTGCGACAATTACACTGAGACGCCTGACGCTACGAGTGAAAGCGAATTAGAAAATAACAGGATAGGATAAACTATGCCCTTTTCAAGTATTACCGCCAGTCAAATTTTACCCGGAAAGGCCGCCAAGGCAGAACTCTTTTCAAAAATAAAAGACAATCTGGATGACCATGAGACTCGTTTGCTGACTGTAGAGGCGGGAATTGCTGCTATTGAGATTTTCAATTTCGACGTAGTTAACGCTTCCTCTGGTGTAACCATGACTGGAATGATCCATCATGAGGCCCTATTTGACTTCACTGTCACCAAAGTAAAAGTTCAAATCTTTGAAA